GCATCGGCTAGAGGTGCGTTGCGCCATTGTGCCAGCCGGGATGACCGTCCGGCATGGCAGCATTCCAGTGGCCCATCGGCAAAATCGAATGTATCAACAGCGCCCTGTCGGCATGCGGCGACAACCTCGTCGCGGTCGCCGACGACGGCTCGGAAGAATGGAACGCGGCTTCCCCGGCCTATGAGCGGGCGCTGGCCGTGGTTACCGAGTCGGCCTCGTGGTCGTGGGTGACCAAGGTCGAAACCCTCCAGCCTGCCGGCAATACCCCTGCGGACGACCGCTTCGACACTGCCTACAACCTGCCTGACGACCTCGTTCACCTGATCCTCGTCAGGGTGGGCGACCGCCCGACGATCTGGGACCTGCAGGACGACCAGTTGGTGGTCAACGCGCAGGGCGGGCCGCCACCGCCCAGCCCTCCGACGACGCCTGCCGTGGTCGCCATCAAGGGCATTTTCTCGACCAAGTCCGATCTGGTCAACGGCACCCCGACGGTGGTGGTTGCTCTGCAACACTTCGTCATGGCGGCAATCTATCGGGGTCTGCACAAGGACACCGCCGAGGCCGGCCGGATGTTCGCGCTCGCCAACCAGATCCTCGAGGCGGCGAAATCCCGCCACGACATGCAGAAGCCGAAGCGCGCGATGTTCATCTCGAGGACGCTGCGCGCTCGCCGGATTCGCCGTCCCGATCCTCCCTATCCGTCCGGCGGGGACAACGGACCCTGGAGGTAAGCCATGCCCCGGCAGCTTCAGGGAGCCCAGCGCGATTTCTCGTTCGGCGAGATCGACCCCGACCTCAAGCGCGCCGACGATCACCCGGCGCGCAAGGCCGGGCTTCGACGGATGGAAAACTGGCGCATCCATAATTCCGGCTCGATCCAGCAGCGCTCGGGACGTTCGGCAAAATATCCATGTTCGACCGCGAACCGCACCGAGCGGATCACCATGTCGAGCGGCAACGATTTCTATCTCGGGTTCGGCCACCAGGAATTGCGGATTTTCAACGCGGCGGGCGCGCAAGTGGCGCTGTTTGCGGCACCCTGGACCGCGGTCAATATCTGGAAGATCGTCTACGACAGGCTGCGGCTGTCGATCTACATCACCTATCCCGGCATGGTGCCCAAGGTGGTGTCGTGGGACGGCGTCGCGACGTGGACGATGATCGACTATGCCGAGCAGTTGATCGGCGGGCAGAAGCGCACGCCGTTCTATCGCTTGAGTCCGCAGGGCATCACGCTGCTGCCCTCGGGGCGGACGGGCAACATCACCCTGACCGCCTCGGCGCCGATATTCTCGTCGGCTTATTTCAATGTCCGCCTCCGTTTCGTCGGGCGGCAGATCCTGATCGGCGGACTGATCAGCGCCTTCCAGGTCACCGGCACGGTGCAGGAAACGCTGCCCGGGCATCAGAACCTCGGCTGCGCTGTCGACCCCACACCCAAAATCTCGATTGGCGACGTCATCGTTGGCGTGACGTCCGGCTCCAAGGGGATCGTCACCGCCATCAGCGCGGCGGCGATCGACGTGCAGTTGATATCGTTCAATACCACCGTCGTCACGACGCAGCCCATCCCAGGCATCCAGCAGCAGCAGACCATTGCATTCCAGTCGGGCGAGACCGTCGTTGGTCCGGGCGGAAGTGCGACGGCCACGGCTGCGGGCCCGATCGACGACCCGACCGTCGGCGTTGTGTTGTGGGACGAGGAAATCATCAACACGAAGAATGGCTATCCGCAGTCGTGCTTCGTCGATCAGTTTCGGCTCGGCTTCTGCGATTTTCCGAGCATACCGAACGCGGTCGCATGGTCCGCGATCAATTCGCCGACCGACCTCTACGTCGCCACCAACCCGGCCAATGCGATGTTCGAGGTCGCGCCCGATGATGTCAGGATTTACTATGTGAAGGCGGGCGCGGAATCGTCCGAGTTCGTGTTCTGCGACCGCAAGCTCTATTACATCAAGATCGACGCCTCCAATCCGTTGAAACCGGGCAGCGTGCAGTTTCAGGTTTTGTCGGGCGACGGTTGTGCGCAGGTCATTCCCCGCCTGACCGAGGACGTGATCCTCTATGTCAACGCCGGGCGCAACAGCGTGAAGGCGATTACGGCGCCGGGAAATTATTACCGTCCGTTCAATACGAAAAGCCTGACCGATTTTCACAACCACCTGTTCAACAATATCGTGGCGATTGCCGCGCCTACCGCCGACGGGACCTTCAACGAGCGCTACGCCTATGTGCTCAACGGCGACGGCTCGATCGTGGTGGGGAAATACGCGCTGTCCGATGGCCAGGTTGTCCCGACGATCGGCTGGGGACCGTGGAGCGGCAACGGGGTGGTGAAATGGGTCGCGGCAGCGGGCCCCGACGTGCTGTTCACAACGGCGTATTTCCTGTTCACCATTCTGGAAGTGCTGGACGATAACCAGTATCTCGACGCGGCGATTTCGGTGAACGCATTGCCAGCGGCCTTTGCGCCTCCCGCCGGTCTCGGCCCGCTGTGGTTTATCGCGGGGCAGTCAGTGTCCCTGATGGATCAGGTCACCCGCTACATGGGCGTCTACCAGATCGACGCCAAGGGAAACATCATTCCGCAGGGTAACGGCGGAGAGAACCTGCTGCTGCCTTCATTGGTGGCGGGGCAGGCCTTTACCTGCAATGCCGAGGGGTTTGCTCCGGACGCTCAACCTGGCGCCGACGTGCAGCAGCGCATGAATTTCCGCTATGTCGCAAGGGCCGCCGCCGCCGTGGTTCACTCCACCGGCTTCAAGATCGCCAAACTGTTTTCGGGAAAGATGACCGCGACCTCGCCGCCGCCGGGCACGGTGATGAATTTCCGCCGCTTCATGGCCTACAACGTCGATGATAATCCGCTGTTGCCGCCGCCTTCGCGCGAGACCGTGGAATCGTGGCGACCCTCGGGCGGCTCCTACGATCCGCGCATTGCGTACATCCGCGACGTGCCGGGGCCGATGCTGATCGAGGAAATCGATTACGAGGTTAGCCTATGAGGGCGCGACATGGAGGGTAAGGGAGCCAAGGGCGCTGGCGCAACCGGCGGCTCGCTGGCCTCAGTCGGGCTGGAGGCCTATGCCACCATGCTCAAGGGCCAGAGCGTGGCCGACGCTGATGAGTTTCAGGCCGCGAAGCTGGATCAGGCCGCGACCTATGGCGACCTCAAGGCTGACCAGACCGGGGCGGCGATGTCGCGCAGCCTCAACCAGACGCTCGGCAACATCGAGGCGGTGAGGGCGGCCGCACGAGCCGATCCGCTCTCCCCGACCGGACAGGCCATCCTCGACGAGCAGGAGCAACTGGGCACCGAGGCGCGCACCACCACGGTGAACAGCATCAAGGCGCAATCGAACCAGCAGCGCGCCGACGCCAACTATTACCGGAAGGCCGGATCTGACGCATTGCTCTCAAGCGAGATTTCCGCCGGCGCCGGAATTGCCAAGGGCATTGGTAGCGCCATCGCCGGGGCGGGCTGATGGTCGCCCTCCCGCTCGCACCCGAACGTGTCGTTACCTCGGAAGCGCCGACCTCATCGGTTTCGCGCTCCGACATCATTTCCAGCGGCGACATGATGGCGAACGCGCTCGGCAAGGTCGCCGACGCCACGATGGATATTTCGACGCGGCTGGCGAAAGAGCAGGCCGCGGAAGACCTGCTGAACCAGAAAGTGGTGCGCAACCCCGATGGCTCGGTGACCACGGTCAACCCCGCGAATTCGGTGATCTTCGGCGCCGCGGGGGATGCCTACCATCAGGCGGTGAAGGCGGGCACGCTAGCGCAAACCAGCAACGTGCTGTCGCAGGAGATGACCAAGTTTCACACCGCGTACCCAACCGATCCGGCGGCGTTCAAGGCAGCCAGCGGGGCGTTCCTCGACAAGTTCTCCGCCGACAACCGCGGCCAGATCGGCGAAGCCGCCCTTGAGCACGGGCGCCAGCTGGAGACGCAGCACCTCAACGGCATCACCACGGCTGCCGCCAATATCGACATCGCCAACCAGCAGAAGTCGATCAACGCCACGATAGCGGACCAGAAGGACGTCCTGCAGGGCCTCGCGCGCCAGCCTGGCGGCACCGACACGCCGGCGTTCAAGTCGGCCCTCGATCGCATGAAGGCGTCTTACGAGGCCTTGGCGACCAATCCGCTGTTCAAGATGCCCCGGGATCAGATCGACCTCGAGGTGAAGAATTTCACCGGCCTGTTGCAGGGCGAGGCGCTGGTCGCGCATGTCGACGAGACCTTCACCAAAAAGGGCAAGGCGGACGCGCAGAAGGTTCTCGACAGGGAAATCCTGCAGAACCCGAATCTGAGCGAGGCCGACCGCAACCGGCTTTATTCGCATGGCATGGCGCGACTGGCCTACCTGACAAGCGATGCCAAGGAGAAGATCGACGCCGGCCGCAAGGTCACGACGCTGCTCGAGGACAACATCGCGAACGGTACGCTAAAGACCACCGACCCGGTTATCGGGATGGAAGTGCGGCAGGCCCTCGACGCCGGCGACGCCGAACGCGCCAACCGTATCACCGCGGCGGTCGCGGCTCGGCAAAGCCTGATCGGCCTTTCGTCCTTGCCGCAAGCGGTGCAATCGGAAGTGCTCGGCCTCACGCGCACGCCGATTGCGAACCAGTCTATCCCGGCCGAGGGGCGGGCGCTGTTGGGCCATATCGCCCGCGGCGAGGCGACCAGTTACGACATGCTCTATGGCGGCGGCAAGTTTCAGGGATTTGGCGACCACCCGCGCGTGTCTCAGCCGATCACCTCCGG